CGCCCGCGGCAGCGGCACCGGCATCCGCCGCGCCAAACGCCGCCGGTGCCGCCACCGCTGTCCCACCGAATGCGCCGATGCTGCTGGCCGGCGCCGCCAGCGCCGCGTCGGTCAGCGCGCCGCCAGCCAGCGTCGTCGGCGCCGCCATCGCAGTCGAGGCTGCCGGCATCAGCGCATTGGCGCCCATGATGGCGAGCGGCGCGGCACTGATGCCGAGCCCGAGCATCTGCGCCGCGGTGTTGCTGTTGTACGGCTGGCTCGAGGTGACGTTGTTCCCGTAGGGCGAGCCGGCCAGCGCGCTCTGCTGCAAAGCGAGCTGCTGGTAGGGATAATTTTGCGCCGCCTGCCACTGCTGCATCGCCGAGGCGTATTGCGCCTGCTGCAGGGTCTGCTGCTGCTGGCCGGCCTGATTGAGCGCCGAGATGCCCTGCAGATTCGCGGTCTGCCCGGCCGAGGCAATGTTGCCCTCGTCCAAGGCCTGCTGCAGCGCCGCGTTCTGCGCGGTGTTGTAACCCTGCGACTGAATCTGATTGACGGCCTGGCCGATGTTGCGCTGGGCCTCCGAGGCGATCAGCCCCTGCTGCACACCCTCGCGCGTGCCGCCATAGGCACCGGCGCCGACCGCGTTCGCCGCCACCGTCTGGCCCTGCAGCGCCGCGGAGCGCTGGATGTTGCTGACAGCGTCGCCTTCGACGTTCGCCAAGTACGGATTGAGCAGGCTCTGCGTCGTCGCCGGCAAATTTTGCACCTGGCTTTCGGCCAGGTTGAACGCCGGCTGCGTCGAGCCGAGGTTGCTCTGGATCGCCTGGAACGATGCGAGCTGGTCCGGCGTGAAACCGGCAACGGTCGGCCCCGAGTATGCCTGGTAGGGCTGCGTCGCGAGCTGGTTGGCAGTCGCCAGGTTGCCCTGCAGCTGCGACTGCACCCAATCGGGAACCTGAACCTGCGTGGTGGTTGAGCTGGTGGTGTTAGCCGGGGCGCCGCCGCCGCTGCTCATCGTGGCCCCTCCACCAGGCTCTTGCTGTAGGCGAGGCCGACGCACTCGACGCCGACATCGCCGAGGATCCGGCGGAAGCCCGGCCGGCCGAGCCCGATGGCACGCACGCAGTTTTCCCCGCGCGCCCACTCCTCGATGCCCGGCACCAGCGACAGGCACGCGCGCAGCTCACCCGCCGCCAGCCAATAATTCACCACCTTGTAGGCGGGGTAGTTGATGATCTCGGTGATGATCGCGCCGCGCCCATCCGGCGAGCCGTGCCATTGCGCGCGCCCATCGCACAGCCGCGGCACCACATCGCGCACCCAGTCATGCGTCGAGCCGGCACGCAGCAGGGCCTCCTCGAGGCGCGGCTGCAGATAGCTCTGACCACGGGGTGCGAATGCCGTCATGACGACCGCGGCGGCACGAGGGTGAGCACCAGATAGGGCGCCGGCGCCTTGGCGACGCTCAGACGATAGGTCGAGCCGTCCGGCGCCTGCAGCAGCACCGACGGGAACGCCGGCTCGAGGTTGTTCTTGGCGTTCTGCGCGTCCGCGCGCTCGAGCAGGACGAAAGCCACGTTGATGATCTCCGCGTTCTGCCCATCCGGCAGCCGCGGCAGCTTCACCGCCGGGGCCGAGTGCATGCGCGGGCGCTGATAGCCGCTCATCGGCCGCTCCCCGGCACCGCGTCCATGCGGATGCGCCCCAAGGCCCACGGCTGCACCTGGCCTGGCAGCTCCGGGTCGACGCCTTCGACGCGCAGGCGCATCGCCCGCACCTCGAACAGCGCGTCGATGATTCCGTCGGTGCGCGTGTAGGGGAAGACGCCGAAATCCTGCATGACGTCTTCCGGTTCCCACTGTCCGAAAACGTGCAGCTGCATCTGCGCCTGGTTGCGCGCGTCGGGAATGAACGCGCGCACGCAGGTTGCCGCATCGCCTTCGCCGAGCTGCATGTCGCCGGTTTCGGCGAAGACCGTGCTGCCGCGCATCGTGCCGTCGGCGGTCCAGCCGTTCTCGTGCGCATAGACGAAGCCGTTGACGTCGCCCATCAGCGGCACGCCATAGGCGCCGGGCTCGGTGACGCCGGTGCGCGCCATGAGCCCGCCGATCCAGATGTTCGCCTGGTAATTCCAGGCCGCGTAGCGGTTGGGCTCGACGCTGCTGTTGTCCGGATAGAAGAACCACACCTCGGGAAACAACCCGTTTTGCGCGGCGACCGTGCGGCCCTGCGTGTTGCGATTCAAATTTGAAAAGATGCGGTCCTGCAGATCGCAGGCCAGCACGCGCGGCACGCCTTCATGGATCCAGAACGTCTCCTGGCCCATCCACACGGTGCGCTGCGCGGTCGCGACGATCGCTTGCGGCGAGATGCTGCTGCAGCCGGTGCCGATGCGGACGATGCCGTAGGCGAAGGGTGGCCCGACCCATTGCATCAGATGCACGTCGTCGTCGCAGAAGATCAGATAACCCGACGGCACCTTGCGCGCGGCCCACGCCGCGCCGGTGCTGTTGAGCTGCAGGCTGCCGGCGAGGTTGACGATGTCGGGCGTGAACGCGCCAGGCCGCTCCTGATCGCTCCAGCTCACCCGGCGCGGATCGCCGTCGGCGCCGATCGCCACCAGGCAGCGCTCGTCGGTGACGAACGCATACCGCGCCCTCGGCACGACATGCACGATGCCCGCGGTTTCGGTGGGCAGCGGCGTCGCCGGCGGCACCGGCACGAGGATGGTGCTGACCGTGGCATCCGGTATCCACCACAGGATCCGGTTGTCGGCCGAGCCGCACACCACCAGGTTCTCGCCCCAGTTTGCCAGCGAGGTCGTGTCGCCTGGCGCGCCACGCGGATTGAACGCCACGTCGGGGATCCGCGGTGTGCCGTAGAGCCCGACGCCATAAGCGCCGATGCCGTAGCCGTCGACCAGATCGCCAGGCACGCCGGCCTGGAAATCCGTCGGCGTGATGTTGTGCCCGACCGTGTCGTAGACCACGACCTCGCCGAGCGAGGCGGCAGCGATCCATCGCTCGGCGCTGTTGTCGCGCCAGCTCAGCAGGCCACGCACCGCCGCGGTCAGCTGCATGTTGGGCAGTTTCGTCCAGCCGCCCACCGGCGTCAGCTCGGCGCCGTTCCAGCGCACCAGGCTCATGTCCCACCACTGCTTGCCGGTGGCCTGCGTGGTCGCCCGCGGCTTGAGCCCAGGCGGTATCGAGATCGGCACCCGCCCCATCAGTGCCGCCGCGGCTTGTGCGGCGCCGGCGCCGCCGGCGGCTCCGGCATGCGCAGTGTCAGCTACGCATCCTCTTCCACCACCTCCGGCGGCGGATCGGCCGGCGCCACAGCGATGATGACGGCATTCGACGGCGGCGCGTCCATCGAGCCGATGGCATTGATCGCCGTGACGATGCAGGTTGCGCTGCGCCCGGCGTCGTCCGCTTTGACGACATAGGTGGCGCCGGTGCCGACATCCTCCGCGTCGTCCAGCACCCACCGGTAGATGTAGCTGGTGGGCTCGCCGTCCCAGTTGCCCATCGTGCAGCTCAGCGTGTCGCCCTCCTGCGACGCATAGGGCACGTCGACGATCGCCGGCGGATCCGTCACCGGCGCGTCGCGCACGCAGATCTCAAAGCCGTCCATCACCGGCAAGCGCTCGAAGGTGATGCCGTGGCGCCCATAAAGACCGCCGACGCGGCGCGTGTAGTCCGGATAGATCAGCTTGTTGGCATAGGTGCCGTCGCACGCCAGCCAGTCGTCGCTGTTGCCGGTGCCTTCCCGCAGATCTCCTGCGTGCTGCGCCATCGTTTCCCCCTATTGGAATCCGTAGCCGCTGAATGCGTGCGCGGCGTCTGACGACACCACCGACACCGCGCCGGAATTCGCGGCGAGCAAGTACGTCTGCCCCGGCTCGATGCAGGTGACGTTGCCGCCCGCGGTCGTCGTCGCGGTGCCGACCTCGTTGATGCAGAGGTTGGTGGTTGCGGTCGGCGGGTTCTGGATCCAGCCGCCGCTGGTGCGGTGCCCGGCCGCGAGCGCGGTCACCGCGGTGCCGCCAGTGGTCACCGTGGCAACGTCCAGCGGCGTCAGCGCAATCGCGCGCGCGATGCCGATCGAGGCGAGGCTCGCAAGCAACGCAATCGCCAGAGCTTTGCTCATCGCAAGCATCCTCACTGTCATGATGTCACCGTCTGCAGCTCGTAGGGCAGCAGCGCGCGCGGCCAATACCGCACGCGACGCACCCAGCCATTGACGGGCAACCCGTTCGACGTCTGCCCGATGTTGAGGGTGGTCACCGGGCCGAGGGTGAACGCTGTGCTGCCGCTGCCGGCGAGCACGCCGTTGAACGCCGATTGCTGGTAGCCGCTGCGAAACGCGGTGGCTGCTTTGACGATGGCGCCAGGCGTCAGCACACCGATCGTCTGGTTGTAGGCATCCGTGGCGGCCACCGCGACCTGCGATGCGACATTGTTCTGGCCGAATACGCGATAGGTCTGGATCCGATTGTTGGTGGTTCCGTCGTCGATGCTGATCGGCGTTTGCCAGCCGGCCTCCGCCGCGATCACTGGGAACACCGCCTCGATCGACAGCGTCGACGCCGGCGGGGTGAACCATGCGCCGAGAGGCATCGAGCACGCATCGAGCTGGCGCACGCCCGCGCTGGCACCCGAGGGTATGTAGCTGGTTTCAAATGCGCCCAATTCAAATTGCGGGCAGCACAGGTAGCAGACGCTGCCGCCCAGACTCGCGCCGCCATAGGCATTCGCTCGACGGATCACGAGGTTGCATGTCGTGCCGCCACCGGTGCCCGACAGCACGCGCCCGGTCAGTCGCTGCCATTGATTGCGCTTCGTTCCGTCCGCCAGCTTGCCGGTGTTGAATCCGCCGGTGCCGTTGGCGCCGACGTCGACATTGAACTCCGGCAGGTTATCGACCGCGGTGTTGTAAGCGCTCGGGATGTAGAGCCAGCACGATGCCGCATATTCGTAGCTGATGGCGATCGGCACGTTGATGCCCCAGACCGCGCCATTCGATTGGCCAGCGGGCCAGGTGAGCTTCCACACCGTCGCACCCGCATGCAGCGGCGGGATGTCGGTGCTGGCGACGCAGTTGCCGGTCGGATTGAGCGTGTCCGAGTTCAGCAGGGCGTTGGTGCGCGCCTCCTCGATCAGCAAGCCACGCGCCGCGTGCGTCCCTGGATCGTGGTCGAAGCGTGGCGCATTCGCCGCGGCGAGCTGCATGGTGCCGCTGGCATCGAGGTAGGTGCCGGTGCTGGCGCGCGTGAAGGTGACGCCCGGCGGCAGCGTGCCATTCATGAACGACAGATCGAGCGATGGCGGCGCGCCGCCGCTGGGGGCACTGAGCTGCGCCAGGTTCAGCGGCGTGCGGTCGCCGATAACGTCGCCGATCGGCGCCTGCAGCGGCTGCGCCGCGGCGGCACCGACCCAGAGCGGCAGGCCTGCGAGGAGGGCGCGCCGATTCACGAGTTCGTCGCCTTGATGACGAAATACCCGAGCACGCCTGGCTGGACATTGGTGTGCGCCGCACCTTGGCCCTGCACGTCGGTTTCGATGTTGTGCGCATGAAAGCCCTGCGCATCGGTGACGCGGGCAACGTCGCCGGTGATCTGCGTCCCCGGACCGCCGTTGACGAAGTAACCCTCATTGATCGACGGCGCCGAGAAATTATGAAAGTGCAAGCCCTGCCCATCGGTGGCGCCGCCATGCTGGTGCGGCGGCATCTGCGCGACCGACAGGCCGGTCGCGGCGACGCCGCCGAAACCGCCGAGCCGATCGGGGCCATACTGCCCCTGCAGCCGCCCGGTCCCCTCGTCCATGCCGACGGTGATCATGCCGCGCAGATCGGGCACCGCGAAATTGTTGACGCCGTCACCGCCGAACACGGTGAGAAGCACCTTGTAGAGATCCTGATACTGCGTGATGGAGTAGAGGCTGCCGTCGCATTTCACGAAGCCCGCCGGCCACATCAGATAGGTCGGCCACCACTTGACCGTGCCGATGGCTTCCTGCGCCGTCGAATTCTGCAGCGCCGTGACTTGCGCCTCGAGCGCGGCGATGCGCGCATCATGCGACGAGGCATTGGCGTCGATCAGATCATTGTCCGTGTTGCCCTTGTTGCCCCAGGTGTCATTCGAGCCGCCGACCGCCGGCTTGGTGAGCTTCAGGAAGGGTGTCGTCGTGTCACTCATGGGGCGCCTCGGCGCCGTTCATGCCGCCTGGCACACGCACGCCAGGCTGCGCTGCGTCGCCCTCCGCCGCGGCGGCCATGAGCTGCTTCTGGATCGCCTGGATCAGCGGCATGACGATGCGGAACTTGCCCTCGACGAGCTGCTCCATCACCTGTTGCCATTGCTGCGCCTCGAGCACGACCGCATGCCTGTCGGTGGGCTGCACCATCACGCCATCCTCCGGGTTTCCAGCGCGACCAGCCGCGCCGAGAGCTCCTTGATGGCGTTGACCAGTGCGAACAGCAGCGGCGACTGATCGAGCATCCGGATGTCATCGATCTCTTCGCCGTCGATCGTGCCGCTGGTCAGCGTGACGAGCTCCGGCATCGCGTCTTCGACGTCCTGGGCGACCAGGCCGATATACGGCCGGCCCTCGGTCGGGGCATGGTGATCGTTGCCGATGAAACGATAATTGACAGGCCGGAGCTGCAGCAGCTCGGCGAGCCCGTGCGTGTAGTCGCCCTCGACCGTCTTGATGCGCGCATCGGAGCTGTCCGCCCAGGTGCCGCCGCCCGGCTTGCTCGCGGTTGAGGTGATGACCAGGGCGCCATTGACGTCCACCGTCATGATGCGCGTCGTGAAATAGTAGAACTCGTAGGCATAGGTCGCCCGGCCGCCGCCATTGATGACGAAGGTGCTGTAATTGAGCGGCCCCTGCGTGCCGGCGAGGGTCAGGTAGCCGCCGGTGCTGAACGGTGCGATGCCGTTGTCGCCGCTCGCAGGCTTGAGCATGCCGGCGACCACGAAGTTGCCATTGGTATCGAGCGTGGCGAGCTGGACAGGGGTCGCAACATTGCCAGCCGTGCCGTTGGGGAAGCCGAACCACGACATCATGCCGCCGCCGCCGTCGAACGAGATCAGCTTGGCGTAACCGGTGCCCAGGTAGCGCCAGTTTGCTCCGTCAGAATAGACGTTGAAACCGATGTTCCCATGCACCGCGAACGGGCTCAGCACCGTGTCGCTCTGCGCGATGTTGGTCGGCTCGGCGTAGCCGTTGACAATGCTGCCGCGCGCTGAAAACGGCACGACCGACGCCCATGCCTGCGCACGCCGCCCGTAGGTGGTGGTGTTGTTCGGCGCCTCCTGCCAGGCGCGCGCGTCGACATAGGCCTTCGTCGCGACGTCCTGCGCATTGGTCGGATTGGCAACCTGCTGGATCGGGTTCGACAGCATGTTGAGCGGCATATAAAACTGCGACAGCGTTCCCGAGAGGGCTAAGGCCGGTTGCCCTTTCAGGTTGAGGACAAGGATGTCAGCGGACCGCCAGATCCCGGTGCCGTCCGACGCGCCGAAAACCAGCGCTGGCTGGGTCGCTGTACCGAGCGGCATGATCAGCTGGCCGGTCATCGTGCCGCCGGTCGTCAACAAGACCTTGTCGAGGATGTCCCAGTTGGCGTTGGTGAGATCGCCCCAGATGTCGATGTCGCCATCGACCGCCGGCTTGTTCAATCCGAGGATCGGCGTCGGCGTGTTCTGCGGCGCGATGACGTCGCTCATGGGAACATCGCCCCGGCGGTGTTCGGCGTCGCCCTCCAGCTCGCCGGCAGGCCGACGAAGAACCACGGCTGGCATGCCGGCACAGTGGTCTTTTCCCACAGCGTCTGGCCGGTCAGCTGCATCGTTGTCGGCTGCTCGATGACGTGCATGCCGACGCGGATGATCACGCCGGCGACGCGGATCCGCGTGTAGTTCACGATCGGCGCCAGGTCGGAGGGCGCGATCGGCAACAGGTCGGCGCTGAACCGCATGCCGGTGGGCTGGCGCAGCACCGCAGCGGCATCGTTGATGCTCGCGGCGCGGCTGTATTTGCCGGCCCCGTATGGCCCCTTGCCGTATGCGCTACCGGACATTGAGCCGCGGCCTGAGTACTTCGGCGCGCATCGTCGCCAGGCTGCGCACGCTCAGCATCGAGCTGCCCAATGGCGGCGCCGCGAAGCCCACCACGAGGTTGCCGACCGGGATCCGGAACACGTCACCGACCCCGATGTTCTTGGGCTGCAGGGTGACGCCGTCGGTCGGATCCACCAGCATGGCGGAGCCCAGGAAATTGCCGAGGGTGGGCGTGTCGAACAGGCCGCCGGCGACGATCGTCCCCCAGGCGGCCTGCGCCGCCGCCCACTGCACGGCGGTCGGATTGTTGATCAGCGGCGGGTTGCCGGTCGGGCTCGAGAAGGTCACCGGCATGCGCACATAGGCGCCGCCGGACACCTCGGTGCCGCCGCCGCTCGCGCTCGGCGCTGCGGTGTAGAGCGCGATGAAGATCGCCGAGGGCGGCGGGTAATTGGTGCCTGCGAAAACATGGTTCAGCAGGTTGATTTCCAGCGCCTCGGAAAATGTGCCGCTCATGCTGCCGGCCTGAACCGCTGCACCAGGCGCCCGCCCTGGCTGCGCGATCTCTCGTGCTCGATGTTCGCCGAGGTCACCGCGGCGGAGAACATATCGGACCACAATTTGACGCGGCCATCGTCGCGCAGGAACGGCGCCGACTGAATCAGCGAGCCGTAGATGTAGGCCGCCGGATAGGTCGACAGGACGTTGTTCGTCGCGTCGTCGTCCATGCCCAGGCTGATGCGCTGATAGTACGCCATTTCGCAGAGCGGGAAATTCGGCAGCTGACCTGGCGGCAGGTTCGGATTCGGAATCGGGAACGGCGAGAATTCGATCTCGCCGCCGACGATCGAGAAATTGCGCGGCAGGCCGCCGTTCCACGGATAGGCCGGCGGGGTGAGCTGCGGCGTCCAGTCCGGCGGCAGCTGGGTGCCGCCCTGCCAGCCGTTGCCAGGCGAGGCGCTGACCTGGGCGTAGAGCGCCTGCGCCGCGTCGGCCCGCGCGATGTAGGTGAGCGGCGGCCCGCCGATGATGCGGGCGTCCAGCATCTCGAGGTAGTCGCAGGGCAGCGTCGCATACTGCCCTTCGACCGGTTGCGTCGCGCGCACCACCATGCAGCGCGCCCGCAGCGTGTCGTTCAGCGCCTGCTCGCACAGCGCGATGAACCCGGCTGTCGCGTCGAAGGCATCCGACACCGGCGTGCGGAACGTCGTGCGGTGCAGCCACGCCATGATGCTGAGCACGAGCTGGCTGCGATTCATGCGAGCCGCCTTCCGTTGTCGGTTCTGAGGTAGCGCAGCTCGGGATCGGACAGCGCCTGCAGGAACGCGCGCTCGTCGACCACGCGTCCGCGTTTGTCGACGATGCCCCAGCGCTTGAACCAGTCCATGAGCACGAGCGGGATCGAGGCGATCTTGCGGGCGCCGATCGCGTTGCGCTGCATCTCCGGCTGAAATGCATTCGCCTCGCGCCGGTTCTGCTCGAGGATCGCGCGGCAATCCTGCTCACGCCGGATCACCGCGTGCGGTCCCCAGTCGGCGTCAGAGAGCAGCGAGCTCCTGACGCCGAGGTGGTTCACCTCATCGATCCAGAGGACCGACATGGTCAGCTGAGATCCATGATCAGCCCGTGCGCCTTTGGTGCGGTGACGCGCAGGGTGCCCTCGAAGATCATGGCGCCGTCGGCCGCGTCGCCGACCTTGGCATACTCCTCGAGGATCATGTCGCGACCTGGCAGCGGCGCCAGCTCGAGATAGTCGGGATCCACCAGCTCGATGACGCCGCCAGGCATGAAGATGTCCGGCGCGAGCTGGATCCTGCCAAAGTCCGACAGGTAGACGTCGACCGCGCCGACCAGGGTGACCGGCGCCGGGGTCGTCGCGCGCACGATGTTCTGTGCGGCGATGACGTTGCCCGCGCCGCCCTGCGAGAGCGACGAGAACTCCCGCTTGAGCGCCGGGCTGAGCAGGCCGAGGTTCGGATGACCACCGGCGGTGTAGGCCTGCTGCATCGCGTCGCCCACCAGGCTCAAGGTCAGCGGTCGCGCCGTGCCGGACACCGGCGCCGAGGCGCCATCGTCAACCGCGACGAGGTTGCCGCCGGTGCCGGCGCTGCCGTTGGTGATCCAGCACTGGAATCCCGACATGCGCCGCACGCCAGGTGCTGCCGGCGACTGCTTCACCGTGGCGCGGGTGATGCAGTATTCGAGGTCGCGTTTGAGCTCCTTGGCCTTGAGCAAAGTCTGCCGGTCGAATTCGTCGCCGCCGACCGTGTTGTTCACCCGGAAGGTGTTCGACACGGTGACGGAACGCACCATAATCTGGCAGATGTTGTTTTTCCGCGCCGTGCCGGTGAGCGGCATCGCGGCGTAGCGGAAACCCTCGGGCTGCGCGTTGTCGGCCGCAGCTTGCAGGTTCTGCACCAGCCACTCGGTCATCGGCTGGTCGGCTTCCTTGTTGCCGGCAGCCGACACCATCGGAGTCTCGTACGGATCGATGTCGTAGATGATGTCCGCGAGATCCTCGCGAACATTCGCAGCGCCGGTGGCCGGCGTGTAGGTGGTGTTGGTGATGGGCGCAGCCATCGGAGGCACGGCCATGTGCATGTTCCCTATTGGCTCCGCGCATTGCGCGGAGGCCGGTTGCTGATACGGGGTTCATGCGAACGGCCGAGGTCGGTCGGGCGTGCAGGGGCCGGGTGCTGGCAGTGCCAATCGGGTTGCGCGGCGGAGCGACGGAATCGGTATTTCGCCTATGACCGTCGATGCAGGGTGCTGCGACCTACCGCAATCCGCTCAACGGCAGGCGGGAGCTTCGCTGAAACGCAATTTCGGCGTCAAGAACGTGCCGCGTTTTTGTGTCATGAGAGCGTTAGAAGAATCGGCCGCCGCCGAACACTGCGACGATGACCACGACCAGCAGAAGCACGCCGATCAGGCCGAGGCCGCCGTGGCCATAATAGCCGGACTGGTAGCCGTACCAGCCGCCGCCGCCGCCGAACAGCACGATGATGATAATGATGAGCAGCAGCAGGTTCATGACAGCGGAGCTTCGCGCCCGCGCAATGTGCGCGCAAGGCTCATGTCGCGTTTTATGTCATGAGGGTGGACGCGAGCGGCCCGACATGATGATCGCCACGAGCACGGGGATCGTCTCTGACAGCCAGTCGCGGAAGATGGTCGGCCACGGTCTGTTCCAGCAGGTATCGTCCAGCCAGATCGTGCAGCGCAGGGTGATCAGCAGGACGATGAGGCTCGGCGTCACGATCAGCACGCCGAGCAGCAGCATCGCCCATTTCCCCGGATCGAACGGCGGTTTAGGCGGCGGCGGGGTCGTCGATGATGATGACATGGTAGGCGTCAGCGTCATCGCATGCCGGCGCCTTGCCCCCCTTGGGCCTGATCGTCCGCTGATGTACCGGCTGACCCTGCCACTGATCCATGACGCGCAGGCCAGCTTCAGTCTCCTCGAGCAGGATCGCCGCATGGCTGCTGCCATCCGTCTCGTTGGCATAGCGTCCGCGCACATCGAAGGTGGCGATCGCCGTCCCGGTCGGGTGTTTGCCGCCGCGCACCAGGGGGCCGCGGCGCCACAGCGAGGTGTGCAGCGCGTCCGCGGCCGAGCGCACGAACGCCACGCAATGTCCGTTGCCGACAACGTGCCCCTCGAACTGCTCGGGATGCTCCGCGACGAAGGTGATCACGGCGTGATCACCAGCACACGCGCACTGGCGTTGAGCTGCGAGGTCAGCGCGCTCGTGCGGTGCGCCGCCTGCAGCTCGCGGTTCGCCACGACATCCCACTCGGCAATCGTCGCCTCGCGCGCCAGGGTGATCTGCACCGGGCTGGCAGCGCCACCCAGCTCCGGCGCGGCACGCCACAGCGGCATGATGAATGTCCCGTCGCTGAGCTGGTAGAGATCGTAGTCCGCGTCGGGCGGCAGCCCGGTGACGGTGACCTCGAGGCGACCTGGCGAGAACGCCGGCCGGCCTTTGGGATCGGCGCACAGCCGGCACAGCGTCTGCATCGCAAACGCCGCAGGCCTCGGGTCGGTGGCGTTCTTGGGAAACAAGCCGCAGACATAGTCTTTCCCATAATCAAACAACGCATACCACCACACGACCACGTCGTTCTTGGCGCAGATAAACAACGTGAGCAGCATGTAGAACGCGTCGCGCTCGCCGTTCCAGCCAGGCTGGTCGGGCTTGTGGCCCGAATGATTGTAGAGCGTCGGGTGAAACTCGGTCAGATCGCTGGGGTGCTCATAGGCGACGAACAGTCCAGCGAGATACTCGAGGACGGAATAGCCGCTGTTTGGGACGCCGGGGCAGGCTGGCGGATAGTAATGACCATTGCCGGTGTGCATTGCCGCATTGATCGCAGCAAGATGTTCGCCACAATAGCCGGTGACCCACCCCTCCGGATGAGGTGTGCCCGCGACAATGCTTGGGCCAAGCACTTCTGTGCCACCGTCACCACTCCAGACGGCATCCTGAATCGCCTTCGTCTGTTCAACAGGCACTTCGCCGCTGCCAAAATTCGTATTGGGTTCGTTCAGACCCTCGACCCACGCAATACCACAACTTGGATCGGTTGCGAGAGAAAGCATGCTGGGGACGTCTTTGGTGCCGGCATTCGCGCCAGGGCAGATCGCCACCTTGGTGCCAGGCCTGGCAGTGATGATCTGCTGCAGCCACGGGCGCTGCGAAGCCTCGCGGCCTTTGTAGTGATACTCCCTCAACGGGAACGCGTAGGCGGTGCCGGCCGCCATGAACTCCAGCGCGGCGATCACTTGCTGCGGCCGATAATCGGCGGGCCAGGATCCCCACGCGTTGTGCTCGTCCATCGAGCTGAAGGTGTTCACACCAAAACTCTCGATGAGATCGATCCCGCACTTGGCCTGGAGGCCTTCGCCCGATGGCGGCTGCGGCTGCGGCGGAATCGGCGCGCCGGCCTCGAGCGCAGCGACACGCGTTGTCAGGTCGGCGAGGTCATCGACAACCGCGGCGAGCTCCTGCTCGGTGGGAACCGTTACTGGCATGCTGCGTCTCCTTCGGGAAAGGAAATCAAACGCAGAGCCAGGCGCGGCCTACAATCCTAATGTCGCGTTTTGTGTCACGAGGCTCGGGCTACTGACGCAGCTCCGGCGGCAGATCCATCTCGTGCTCGGGCGTCCACTCCTCGGCCGGAACCGCGCGCCCATGCAGCAGCTCGATGTAGTTCTGCCGGGTGACCGGCAGGCCCAAGGCCTTCAGCGTTTTAACGCGGCTGTCATTGTCCAGCCCACCCTGGGGGGCGGATCCCTCGGCCGAGGATCTCTGCCCTGGCGTCGTCGGGGGTTGCATTGCCATCACTCACGGCCTTCCACAGATCGGTATTTCCTTGGATCAGCGGACCGTTCCGCCGATCGACATCGTTATATAGCCCACGAATCCCCTCCCAGGTAACACTTTGTAGCTGCCGCGGCAGCACCCCATTGGCCGCCGCCACCCGGCGGTACGCCTCGGCATAGAGCGGATAAATGCCCTTCAGGCCCGCCGGCGCGTTGTCCATCGTGGTGGGCCACGGATCGTCGCCCAGGCGGTAGGGATCCCGCAGCACCGGGCTGCCCAGCCCGTAGGACACCTCGGGGTTGCTCGAGCCGAGCGGGCGCAGCAGCCCGGCGGCAATGGCGTGGGTGTCGATGGTGACATCGTGGCCGGCGTCCGGCGAGACGATGTTATTGTAGAAATTCCGCACCTTGTTGGCATCGCCCATGTTGCTCGAGATGTTCGCCAGGCTGTCGTCGCGCAGCGACGAGACGGCATTGCCGATCGCCCCCAGGTTGCCCCACTGCAGCGCCGACGGCGTGCCATCGTTATTGGTCAGGAAATCGCCGGTCGTGCCGTCCGGTTTGACGATCGGCACGTTCTGGTGGTCAGCCGTCGCCCGATCGTGCAGGCGGATCCACAGCGCCGCGGCCTGCGGGTCATCGATCTCGCCCAGGCTCTTGCCCTGCACCATCTGATCATACAGCGGCTGCCATTTCGGGTTGGTCTGGGCGAACCCTGGCGTGACCGTGCCGTCCGGCGCCACGGTGCCGTTCCAGGCATCCTCGAGCCCCTGATTCCACGGCGTGTTGGCATGGTTGGCGACGGCGTCCGCCACCCGGCCGGCCTGTTCGACGTTGTGGTCCCACATCCGTTGCGGCGACAGCGCCGCCAGGTTGGCGGCCTGGGCGCGCACCGAGGTGCCATACTTGTCCGCCATCTGCTCGGCGAGCGTCCGCGCGCCGTTGTACCAGTTCATCGCGCCGGCCTTCCAGTCGCCTGGCACGGCATCCCACAGCGCCTGGAGATTGTCGGAGATGTGGCTGATGAAGCCCTCCGGCGAGGTGTCGGTGACGCCTGGGTGGCGATCGAGCGCCTCGGCCACGCGCCCCAGGTAGGGGCCTTGCGCGCTCTGGAACGCCGGCAGATCCACGGTGTAGTCCGCGGTGTCATGCACGTCCGGCGTTTTCGAGGGGAGGCGAGTCGAGATCCGATCGTCGAAGCCCAGCGCACTGGGGTTCAGTTTCGGCGCGGCATCCGGCGAGAGCAACGAGGCGGCAGCGCCGGCCTCCGGTGCTGCGGTGCCTGCCACCAGCGAGCTGCCATACTGCTGCGCGGCATCGAGCAATCCCTTGCTCGTCGGATGGCCGCCTTCCCACGCCTGGCCGCCCGTCCAGTAGCCCTGCTGCACGGCGTCGGCCTGCTGCTTCGCCAGGTAGTCGCGCAGCATCTGGGCGCTCTGCGTCACCGCGTCGCCGGGGCTCACCGTGCGATCGTCGGGCGGCGTGATGCGCGGCGCGTCACTGGCATCGAGCAGCCCGACACCGCCGCCAGGCGCGTTGCCCAGCAGCCCTAGCGAGGCGCCTGGATTGTCGATGTCGAGATCCAGCAGCGACGGCATCGCCGCCGCCTCACCGGGACTCGCGCATGGTGCGATTGGCGCGCCGGCGCGCGCCGATCAGGTCGATCGCCGCCTCGCGCGCCCTCGCGCCGGTCTTCTCGTCTCCCAGATCCTGCCAGGTGCGCTCGGCCTCGCCGGCGGCAACCTCCGCCTGGGGCAGCCGCGGCTGGCGTCCATTGCTGCCCGTTTCACGCTGCGGCTGCGGTTGCGGCCGCAACGCATCGGCCTGCGGCCGCAGCAGCTCGGGATGCGCGGCAACGATGGCGCGGAATCGCCGCGACTCCTCGAGGATGACGACCTGGCGCGGGTCGAGCATCTCGTAGGCATCGATCTCCGGGTCGGTGTAGCCGACCTGGCGGAGGTGAGCGACCTGGGCCTTTTGCAGCTCTTTGCGCGTTGCCTCATCGCGCCAGCCCGGCAGCACCGCGGACAGGAATTCGTGCCCCAGCCTTTTCATCTCGGCTTTCTTGAGCTGCGCCTCATTGGCGCGCAGCGTGGCGAGATTCTGCTGCTCGGTCTGCGCCGCCAGCCATGCCTTGTAGCGCGCGTCTTTCTGCGTGTAGCCGATCGGATCCTCGCGCGAGAGCTTCACCCAATCGATCGGCGCGCTGAACTCATCACCGAACGCGGCGATGACCGCAGGCAGCCGCGCCTCGAGCGCTTTCCTGGCGTTGTCAAATGCCAGGTGTGCATCCTGTGCGGTCTTGAGCAGCGCGGCGTTCTGTTGGGTTTTCGCCGTGTAGTCCTGATGGCGCATGTAGCCGCGGACCAGCTCGCTCAACGCGACGCGTGTGGGCGCGCCGCCGATCGTCAGATCGAACACCGGATCGTTCGGCAGCTGCGGGCCAGGCGCCAGCGGATGGGGATCGGTCGGCGCGAGCGGCGCCGGCGCCGGCGTCGGCGGAGTCGGATCGACGCCGGTCTGCAGCGGCGAAAACGCGCCACCGGCATCGGGCTGCGGCTCCGGTGCTCGCGCGGCCGGCGTCGTCTGACGCGGCACGCGTCCCACTTGCACATCGCGCGCGCTCGGCCGAGCTGCGCGGCGTCGTGCGATCTCCGCCATCGCGTCGGTCTGGCTGATGCCATCCTTGCGGAAGGTGGCCACGCGCTGCGGCTGAAAAGTGCGCGCCGGCGTCGTGCCTGGCGTGGCTGCGCCACTTTGATCGCCGCCTCCAGGCGACGGTAGAGCCGGTGGTCGGTTGCTATCGGACATTGCTCCCTACATCACAAAATGCTTTTCGGCCCACAGCAGGGCCTCCTCGAGGCGCGTCGCCGCCGTCTCCAGCTCGCGACTATTCCACGCATCGTCGGTGCCCGACTCATCGGCGAGGCGCAAGAGATTCCACAGGCCGAGCCCGTGGTCTTTCATCTCCCGCAGCAATGAGCTGTGCCGTTCGTTCATCACGCCATAGGCGTGCAGCATGATATTGTTGGGCGGCGGCCCCACTTGCGCGCTCGGCGCTGGCGCCCAGGTTGCCGGATCCTCGAGCAGTTTCTGGTCCGCCGCGTCGTCGCGTGGCGGCAGGCCTGCGCTGTCCGTTTCCCCGTTTCGCAAACCCGGCTGCGCGTTGTCTGACATGGCGGTCCTCAGTTGGTCGGCCGGCGCGCCGCTTTATCGCGGCTCTGCAGCATTTTGAGATTTGTCAGCCGTTCGTTCAGCCGCTTCCGCAGATCGGCGATGGCGCAGATCATATGATACTGCTCTTCGCGTTGCACCGCGTTGCTGGCACTCCGCCAGGTGGTCACGGCGGTGGTGTCCATTTCCGCCAGCACGGTGTTGAGCAGCGGATCCTGTATGAGCTCGCTGGCGCGCCGCGCCTGCTCCTCGGGGCTGAGATTCGGAAACTGCTGCCAGGACTCGCTCATGGCACCTCGTCAGCTGCAGCGAGCGCCAGGCGGGCGAGCTCGCGCGCGTCGGCCTGGATCTCTTCGTCGGTGAAGAACGAGCTGCGACCTGGCGGCCAGGGGCCTGGCGGCGCCGGCGGCAGCTCGGCGTATTTTTGAAACCGCGCCGAATCCCAGATCGCCCGTGCCGCCCGATCGAGGCGATGCTCGAGCAACCGGTCGCTCATCACTGGAACCCTGGCGCTGCGCCCGGCCGCGACAACGGTGTCGGCGCCGGCGGTCGCATCGGCATAGGCGGTGCCAGCGCCGGCGGCGTGCTGCGGTTGGCTGCGGCCAGCGCGGTGATCAACGCCGGCGGCAAGAACAGCCGCTGGCCGAGGCCGCCAGGCGCACTCGGTGGTCCGGCCGCCGGCTGCCCACCTTGGGGGGGAGGCAAGCCGGCGGCAGGCGGACCGCCGGCGGTCGGACCACCCGGCGGTCCTGCGGCTGGCTGCCCAGGTGGCACAGCGCCGCCAGCGCCGGCCGGGGGGGCCGGCACGGG